GGCACAGATACCTCTCGTGGTTGGTGGTCGTGCCATCGATGCAGTCACTGGACGCAGGTCCAAGGTCAACCGCTTTATCAAGAAGAACCGTAAAGGCGATGGTCTTACTGACCCTTCAGCTCCAGCGGCTCGTAATTTAAAGCAAGAGATAAAAGATCGTAAGGCTGCTGAAGCTGCACTAAAGAAACAGCAAGGCGAACAGTCAAAACTAAGGCTGCAAGCTCAGTATGCCCAGCAGTACGCTAACGGTGATACTCCAAGTCCTGATAGTCCTAACGGAAGGATGCACGAAGGATACCGTGAGATTAACAAGGCAGCAGGCCGTGAGGCTCAGTTCCAGACGCGGAAGATTGAAGCTGATATTAATGCTGCGCTAGATGCTATTGAAGCTAAAGCACAGCAAGCGGGTAAACAGGATATTCTGGATGATATTGCAGAGTTCCGTAACTCACGACAGTCTGGCAGACCCACAAGAGGCGGTGTTCTTACATCTGTTATAGGTAAGGTAAAAACTGAGCTGGCTGATGTCTACGCAAATGACCCTCAACCTACACAGCCAGCTACACCAGCTCAACCACAGCTACCAATAGAACGGCAGCTTGGCAAAAACAGCAATCAAGCCTTTCTGGCAACTCTTCGTGACAAGATGGACAACGATACAACCATTCTTGCTGAAGATCGTGCCACTTTAGGTGATGCCTTTGACAGCATGACGTTGAACTTAGGCAAAGACCCCGTTGCTGACCTAGAGGCCATCATTAGCAGAGCTAAGAGCAACCTAATGAAGCCTAAACTTGCAGAAACCTACCTTAACCCCTACATTGAGCGGGTAAAGCAGCAGCAGAAAGCTAAAGATGCTCCTAGTCAGCCAGAACCCAGTCCTACAGGACCAGATACTCCACGAGTGGAGCCAGCTCCAGTGGAGCCAGTACCAACCCCACCCGCAGGGCCTATACTTCAGCCAACCCCAGCAGAACCAAAGCCAGCTCCAAAGCCCCCAAGTCCAAAGCAAATAAAAAAGGCCCAGCCAGAAGCCACAGCAATCATTGAGATTGGCAAAAAAGGCTCAAAGTACGAGAACGGTATTCAAGACTGGGACATGGCTCTTGAGGCCGCAAAATTACTTGGACTAGCTGTCAACATATTCGACAGTAATGCAAAAATGAACAAAGCGTCTAAAGAACAGGGCTTTGGCAAAGCCAAACGGACAACCTTTGGTTTCTACCACACCCGTGGTTCAAAAGGAGGCGCTGGTGGCACTGTATTTGGAATTAGACCGGGAGGCTCTTTCCAAGGGGAAAAACTTACCACAGTCAGCGCATTAACAACTCTTATACACGAAATTGCTCATGGTGTTACCATCGGTTCATTAGATGGTAAAACATCAGATAATTACCAAATTCCATCGTATGAGCACTCTCCAAATAAGTTAGCTAAGTTGCGGGGTGACAGGTACAGGCCGGGTTCTTTTGTTGCTAGTGCTATTGTTCCTTTACTCTCTGGCAAGGACTTTGATGTAAATCACCCTATTGTCCAAGAGATCAACAATCTCCAAAGGAATGTAACCGCAGCTTTGGAAGATGGCTCAAGTGAACCTGTTAGGTACTTTAGAGACATTAAAAACCCAGAAAGTCCTAACGCAAAGAAGTACACCAAGTACGCTAATAACTTTGCTGAGTTCGCTGTGGACCCCGTGTGGGTCTATATGTTTGACCCAGCTTTAGCCAAAAAGGTGATGCCAGAGACAACAGCACTCATCCGCAAGGAGTTCGCTAAAGCTGGCAACAAGCAAATCCAGTTCTACAGTCATCCATTCGCAACCATACTTGCTGTGGTATCCGCTATGGGACTGCTTGCCGCTGGATCAGAGGAAGAGGAGGAGCCAATGATGGCTCCCGGTATTCTCTCCGCATAACTAAGGTGCCCCTTCGGGGGCATCTGACACTCAAGGAAGCAAACAGTGAATAAGACAGCATTTGACTTGGTGCCCTTCTTACAGGGCATCGAAGCTATAAAGGCGTCTAGCCTCAGCAGTTCTGACAAAGACAAGGTACTCGCAGAGATGGCAGCGGCACTACCAGCCCCTGTGTTCTGCAAGGCCTGCCCAACGACCCTCAAGATCATTGGAACATTAGTAGGAGTAGAAGATGCCAGTGCCACTGAAACCAAGAAAAAAGGCACCGAAGAAAGAGTTGACCCACCCAAACAAGGCAACTCCAAAAGCAAACAACTACTTCACAAACCTAATGAAAACCGAAGAGGGAAGAGCCCTAAGAAAGCAGTGGTCGACAAAGAAGCGTAAGAACGGAGGTCGGCCACAGGGAACACCTGATGGCTTTACCCTCGAAATGATTACGCCGATCAGACAACAGGCAAAAGCAGATGCTGAAAGGATCGTAGCAATCATGGCCGAAGATAATCAAATAGACGATGTGTATGCCATTGAGGCACTCAAAGCAGCAGTAGAAATCATGCGTGAACCGGGGCAAAACCGGGACCGCCTAACAGCAGCACGAATGGTCTTGGACTTCACCAAGACTAAGCCTGCCGCAAAGAGCGAAGTCACCATCGGTAAAGCCGAGGCATTTCTGGAGTCGCTCTTAGTAGTCACTCCAGAGGATGAGCAAACCGAAGATGGACAAGAGACTTAAAATAGTACGCCGCCAACTATACGATGACTTCAACTTCTACAGTAAGTCAGCCCTCAAGATCAGAACTAAGGACGGTGACATAAAGTCACTCAACTTGAAGCCAGCCCAGCGCCTTCTCCAGAAGGCCGTAGAAGACCAAATGGAGACTGAAGGCAAGGTACGCATCATCATCTTGAAGGCCCGTCAGCAGGGTCTATCAACCTACGTTGGTGGCTACCTTTACTTCAATGTGTCTCAGCGCAAAGCCTGCAAGGCTCTGGTTGTCACACACCACTCCGACAGTACCCGTGCCCTCTTCGATATGACTAAGAGATACCACGAGAACTGCCCTGAGTTACTGAAGCCTCACACCAAGTACAGCTCTCGCCGGGAACTTACTTTTGATGTCCTAGACAGCTCGTTTGTTGTTGCGACAGCTGGTGGCGAAAGCATTGGCCGGGGTGAAACTCTTACTCATGTCCATGCTTCTGAGCTTGCCTTCTGGCAGAAGTCCACAGCTCTGGAGAACTGGAACGGTATGACACAAGCTGTGCCTAACAAGAAGGGCACTGCCATCTTTGTAGAAAGCACGGCTAACGGTGTCAGTGGTATCTTTTATGACCTCTGGAAAGGTGCCGTAGAAGGAACCAATGGCTATGTGCCAGTGTTTATCCCTTGGTTTATTGATCCTGAGTATCGGGAGAGTGTACCTGAGAACTTCGAGAGAACCCCAGAGGAAGAAGAGCTGTGCGAGAAGTATGACCTAGACGATGAGCAACTCATGTTCAGACGCCGCAAGGTTGCACAGAACGGAATAGATTTATTCCATCAAGAATATCCAGCCACCCCAATTCAGGCCTTCCTGACAACTGGACGCCCTGTGTTTAATGCAGAGGGACTACAGGAGAGCTTAGAGACAGCAGAAGACCCAAAGCAACGCCTCGCTCTTGAGGCTGATGATTGGCTTGAGAACACTCGTGGAGAACTGACGCTTTATCGCACACTTGATCCCGGCGAAAAGTACACAATAGGTGCTGATGTCGCCATGGGTGTCAGAGGCGGTGACTGGTCAGTTGCTCAAGTATTAGACAGCAAGAAACGACAGGTTGCGACCTATCGTGCCCAAGTTCATCCAGACTACTTTGCTGAGGTGCTCTACAAGCTAGGTGAGTTCTTTAACTTTGCCTACATCATTGTAGAAAACAACAGTCACGGTATCTTAACGTGTACCCGTCTTGGAAAAGACATGGCTTACCCGCACTTCTTCACAGAGGTGCAGGTAGACAAGTTGACTGACAAAGAGACCCTCAAGTTGGGTTTTACAACAACTTCCAAGACAAAACCCCTGATCATTGATGAACTCAGGGCCTCTGTTCGAGAGGGTACTATCGAACTTAACGATAAGGTCACTATCCGAGAGATGCTTACTTACATCGTCACCCAAAGCGGTGGGATGGAAGCTGAAGCCGGGTGTTTCGATGACTGCGTAATGGCTCTGGCCCTAGCAAACCACATTCATGAAGGTGCTTGGGAACCAATAGATGCAGTCGATGATTATTACATTGAGATGGTTTAGACATGAAATCAAAAGAAGAATATAAAGCCATTGATGACGAAAAGATCGTCTCAATCGTAGACACCAACTTACGCCGCTCCATAGGCTACTACGACAGCGAATTGTCCAAAGAGCGCCGTAAGGTAATGGACTATTACACTGCTAATCTCCCA